TTTTCCTAATAATTATAGAATTTACGAAAAATCATACAGTAACAAAAATGTTTATGATAAATTTAATATATTAAATAATAGAAAACCAACTAAGGATATGTATGCGGTAGTTGTTCCTGATTATATAACTTTAAATTATGATTGTATAATATCAACTTATTATGTAGAACAAATGAATGGTATAATAGAAGCTATTAATTATGCATCAGATTCATATTGGGGTAACCCTGAAAGATTTCAATTTAGAGCTAGAATAGATTCAGTTGCAACTAATGTAGAATTAAATAAAGGACAAGATAGAGTAGTAAAAAGTACTTTTAGCATAAAAATGTATGGGTATATAGTACCAAATATTTTACAAAAAGATTTAGCTTCTATTAAAAAATATCATAGTAAAGTTAGGTTAACATTTAACCCTGAAGTTGTAGCTGATGTTAATGAAGCAACTCCAACTTCTCAAAATAGAACAAACATTGAACATGGAGATTTTACTGAATTTACTGATCCCCCATCAACACAGATACCTAATAATAGAATAAATACAAATAGAGTACCACCAACTCCAACACCAGAATAATTATAGTATTTATCGATTTTTAAATAAAATACTAATATGTATAATCAGTAACAAAAATAAAATATTAATTAAAAATAAAAGTAATGTCAAAAGAAAAAGTTTTATCAAAAAAAGAAATTGAAAATATTAAAAAAATAAAAGAAGATTTCCAAATTTTAATAACACAAGTAGGAGAAGTTGAAGTAGGAATAATAAATCTTAAAAAAAGAAAACAAGAATTAGAAGGAGAATTAACAAAAATCCAACAAGAAGAAATTAATATAGCAAAGGAATTAGAAGATAAATATGGTAAAGGAAACATTTCTTTAGAATCTGGAAAATTTACCCCAATAGAATAGTTTTTAAAAAAAAACATAATATTTATAATAAAATAAAACAAAATTAAAATGGCAGAAGTATTAATATCACCGGGTGTTTTAGCAAGAGAAAACGACCAGTCACAAATTACAGCAGGTCCTGTTCAAGCAGGAGCTGCAATTATTGGTCCTACAGTAAAGGGTCAAAATGAAATACCAAAATTAATAACAAGTTATTCAGAGTATTTAGCTAGTTTTGGTAGTACATTTTTGAGTGGATCAAATGAATACACTTATTTTACATCAATATCGGCATATAACTATTTTCAAAATGGAGGAAGTACATTGTTAGTAACTAGAGTTACTTCAGCATCAGTTTCACCTGCAACTTCATCTTATATAATAACAGGATCAGATAGAAATGCTGCTACTGCTGATAGAACCTCTCCATTTGTTTTAGAAACAATTGGAGATGGTGCGATTTATAATAGTGGTTTAGGAGATGATTCATCACCTTCTGGAACTAATGGAACTTTAGGATCAGGTTCAGCAGATAATTATAGATGGGAAATAACAACTCCAAATACATCTTCAGGAACATTTGGTGTATTAATTAGACAAGGTAATGATACTAATTCTTCAAAACAAGTAATTGAAACTTATCCAAATGTATCATTAGACCCATTAGCTACAAATTATATAGCTAGAGTAATTGGTGATCAAACACAAGTATTAAGAGGAGCAGGAACATCTGATCCATATTTACAAACAACAGGTTCATTCCCTAATGCTTCAAGATTTGTTAGAGTAAAAGAAGTTGGATTACAAACTCCAAACTATTTAGATAATGATGGTAATGCAAGAAATGAATTTACAGCATCAATACCAGCAGCAGGATCAGGATCATTTGGTAGTGCAACTGGAGGTGTTGGATTTATAAATGCAGGTGATACACCACAAAAACCTCAAAACTATTATGATGCTATAAATAATACAAACCAACAAGGTTTAGACGGTTCAGATTATACAGATGCAATTAATTTATTAGCAAATAGAGATGAATTTAGATATAATGTAATTACTGCACCAGGATTAATATTAGATAATGCTTCAACAGGAGCAGGTTGGACATCAATTCAATCTAATTGTGAAAATAGAGGTGATGCAATATTTGTAGGTGATTTATCTAATTATAATTCATCAATTACACAGGTTGGTTCAACAGCAGCGTCTGTTGATTCATCGTATGTAGCTACATATTGGCCTTGGTTAATGGTTTCAGATCCAGATTCAAGACAATTAGTTTGGGTATGTGCTTCTACAATGATTCCAGGAGTTTATGCATATAATGATAGAGCAGGAGAACCTTGGTTTGCACCAGCAGGTATTAATAGAGGAGGATTAGGAGCTGTAAGACAAGCAGAAAGAAAATTAACTAATGCTAATAGAGATACTTTATATCAAGCAAAAGTTAACCCAATTGCAACATTCCCAGGAACTGGAATTGTAGTATTTGGACAAAAAACACTTCAAACAAAAGCTTCAGCTTTAGATAGAGTAAATGTAAGAAGATTATTAATTACACTTAAAAATTATATTTCTCAAATCGCTGACACATTAGTATTTGAACAAAATACAGCAGCAACTAGAAATACATTCTTAAGTCAAGTTAACCCTTACTTAGAATCAGTACAACAAAGACAAGGTTTATATGCTTTTAAAGTAGTAATGGACAATTCAAATAACACACCAGATGTAATTGATAGAAATGAGTTAATTGGTGCTGTTTATTTACAACCAACTAAAACAGCAGAATTTATTTACCTAGATTTCAACATTTTACCAACTGGAGCTACTTTCCCAGCATAAAAATGAAAAACGATAATATTTATAACAAAATAAAATAAAACAAAAATGGCAGTATTAGATCCCAATGAAATATTTTTCACAGCTTTTGAACCAAAAGTAGCTAATAGATTTATATTGTATGTAGATGGTATACCATCGTATATAATTAAAGGAGTTACCGGTATGGGGTTCGCGCAGGATGAAATAGTATTAAATCATATAAACACTTATAGAAAAGTAAAAGGTAAATTAAGATGGAATGATTTAACAATGGAATTATTTGATCCAATAACACCTTCAGGAGCACAAGCTGTAATGGAGTGGACAAGATTACACCATGAATCAGTTACTGGTAGAGATGGTTATTCTGATTTTTATAAAAAAGATTTAACAATTGATGTATTAGGACCTGTAGGAGATGTAGTTTCTGAATGGATTATTAAAGGTGCATTTATTAAAGATGCTTCATTTGGTGACATGAATTGGGATGATGATACTACGGCAATGAATATTTCATTAACATTAGGAATGGATTATTGTGTATTAAATTTCTAAAAGAAAAAATAAATAATTTACATTTAAGCTTGGCATTTGTCAAGCTTTTTTGTATGTTATATATGTATAACAAAACTAAGTTATTAAAAAATAAAAATTATGAGTGAAGAAAAATTTAAATTCCCAACAGAATTAGTTGAATTACCTTCAAAAGGTAAAATTTATCCTAAAGATCACATATTATCCTCTGGAAAAGTAGAAATGAAATATATGACTGCTAAAGAAGAAGATATTTTAACTAACCAAAACTATATAGAAAAAGGATTAGTATTAGATAAATTATTAGAAGCTCTTACTATGAATAAATTTGATATAAAGGACATACATACAGGAGATAAAAATGCTATTTTTGTAGCAGCTAGAATATTAGGATATGGCTCAGAATATAAGTTTGAATACGCAGGAAAAGAATACACAATTGATTTATCAACAATTGAAAATAAACCTTTTGACACTGAAGCTCTATCGGATGATGGTTATGGTACTTTTGAAATGCCTTCAAATGGAACTATAGTAGAATATAAACATTTAACTGAAAAAGACATTGATACTATTACTCAAGAAGTATTATCATTTTCAAAATTATCAAAAGCAGCAGCACCTGAGGTAACTACAAAATTAAAACATCAAATAGTATCAGTAGATGGAGATGACAGTAAAAGTGGAATTCGTAAATATGTTGATAATTTTTTATTAGCTCGTGATTCTAGAGCATTAAGAAATCATATTAAAGATATTGGTCCTGATATTGATTTAAGTTATACAACAGATGAGGGATTAGAAATTTCAATTCCAATTACAGTAAATTTTTTCTGGCCCGATCTTTAAATGAGTTTTCTAAGTATCGGGTAAGGGTATTTCACGAAATACACGAAATAGTTTTTCATGGTGGTGGGGGTTATGATTTTCATACTGTGTATAATATGCCTCTTTGGTTACGTAAATTAACTTTTAATAAAATGAAAGAGTTTTTTGATGCTAAAGAAAAAGCACAAAATCCTAAAGCTAAAGGTGAAATTGATATTGCTAATCCTGATAAATCTAAAATTCCAAGCAAAAGAACAATATCTCCTCCAAGTTATGTAACTAAAAAATCGAAGAAATAATAGTTTTCAATATTTATAACAAAATACTATTACATGGGTTTAGAAGGATTAGGTAAAGATGATTTAAAAAGAGTACTTGAGATTCGAAGTGCAATTGGAGATGTTAAATCTGCAATAACAGCAGGAAATGCTGAATTAAAAAAACTTGGACAATCATTTACAAATCTTAACACTGAGGTTAATAAAGTAGCATCAGAAGCAAAATCATTTGCTGAATTGCAAGATAAAGCAGCAGAGTCAGCTAAAGCAACTACAGAAGCAATTAAAAAAGAGGCTCAACAGTTAAGTATAGTAAGAACTCTTAATCTTGAAATTAATAATTTAACTAATAGGGCAATAGGAGCTAATGAAAAAAATGCTAAAGCACTTTTAGACCAAGCTAGACGATTAGGATCTGCAAAAGATAGTGCTCAGGAATTAGCAAATGAGTTTGGAAAATTAGCATCTTCATCTTCACAATTAGATAGCAATACAATGTGGTTTACTGGCTTTTCTGAGTTTGTAAGTGATATACCAGGTTTAAGAGTACTTTCAGGACCTTTTCAGGATGCAGCTAAAGCTTCAAGAGAAACTTTAATAAACAATGCAAAAGTTGGTGCATTACAAGATCAAATAGCTGATAAAGTAGGAGATATAGGAGACGTACAGAAATTGGATGGTCGAACTTTAACTAAAGAAAAGTTAAAACAAATGGGGCTTGATAATATTACTGATGGCCTTACAAAAAATGCAGCTAAAGAAAAATTAACATCTACATTACAAGCTAATAAATCAGCTTCAAGTGGTATAGCTGGATTAAAAGCAGGATTTAAGGGATTAAAAGGTGTTATATCAAAAGCATTCGTTCCTTTAGCAATTATACAAACTGTTGTATCTGCTATTAAGTTTGTAGTTAGTTTAATGACTGCGGCATCAAAACAAACAGCTAAATTTTCAAATGATTTATTAATTAGTAGAGAATCAGCTAAAGAACTTAAAATTGCTACTCATGATATAGTTGAAGATTTTAATGGTATGTCTAAAGCAGCAGGTGGTGTTGCTATAACTCAAGAAGCATTGTTAAAAACTATGTCTGCTATTAATCAAAAATTAGGTTTTCAAGTAAACTTAATGAAAGATTTTGGAGATGAAATGGGACAAAATGTAGCAGAAGCTACAATGATGTCAGAAAAATTTGGTTTAAGTGCTGAAGCATCAGCAAGATTATTTTTAGAGTCAGTTAAAGTAGGTAAACCTCTTAAAGAAATGACTAAAGAATATTTTGGTCAAGTAGGATTTTTAAGTGCACAAGAAGGATTAACAGCTGATGTAACAGGTAACTTAGAGGAAGCAACAAAGGTATCAGGAAATTTAAGGGCTAACTTTAGAGGTAGTTCATTTGCAATTGCTGAGGGTATATTTAATGCAAAAAGATTAGGTTTTGAATTAGCTCAAATGGAAGGAGTATCTAGTAGTTTATTAAATTTCCAATCTTCTATAGAAAATGAAATGGCTGCTGAATTACTTACAGGTAAACAGTTAAATTTAGAAAAAGCAAGAGAATATGCTTTAATGGGTCAAACTGAAAAGTTAATGGGAGAAATCTCAGAACAAGCAGGAACCCAGGAAGAATTTTTATCAATGAATATTGTTCAAAGACAAGCATTAGCTAAAGCTGTTGGGTTAGAAGTTAATGCATTAGCTGATATGTACGATAAAAAGGCTAAAAATGATGCTTTAGCAAAGAAAAATGCTGAAGTTTTAAATAGACTTAGAACTGAAGGTAACTTAGTTCTTGGTAAGGGTTTTGATATAGAAAAAGCTTCATTACAAGAAATCAGAGTAGCAGCTGAGGCAGCAGGTAAAAGTGAAAAAGAATTAAGAGATATGTTAGGTGACCAAATCTATTTAAGAAAATCAGAACAATCAGCAACAGAGAAATTTAATGAAGCTATAGCAAGAGCAAAAGATATATTTGCTAGTTTTGTTGATGGAGGATTATTAGATGCGTTAGCTTCAGGTATAGAGGGTCTGATTAATGGTCCATTAAGATTATTTATGAGTAGTGAAGCTAGAGATAAAATGGATGAAAGAAAAAGAGAAAGAAAGGCTAAGGAAAGAGCATCAAGAGCTAAGTCAGAAGGAATAAGTGTTGAACAAACTTATGAAAACGATAAAAGAAGAGCTTTTTCTCCAATGGATAATAAAGGAGGAATTACATATACTCCATCAAATGTTGATAATGTTGAAGATTTTATTTTAAAA